ATCAGTTACATAATGTGCGCAAAGATTGACATTTTTGACCTTGTTAAACCGAATTATTGACGTAATGTCGTCAAAAACGTCCGAATACGCACTTTTATTGACCCTCAAACCTTTTCTTACAAAATGCCCCGATCACGCACTTTTCTTTACATAACTAAACATTTCCTTACAAATGCACCGTTCGGGAAACACTACATATTGCGGTGGTAAATGTCTTTAGGGTTATTAAGCATTGATTTAATAAGCTCATCTATATTAAAAAAATATTGAATAACTTTCGTGCCATTGTGCTGCATGATTGTAAAGTTCATTTTTTTGCTTTCTTTAGTTGGGATTCTGCCCTGTGCAGCTCCATTACTTTATCGGCTTGGATATACATTTTGTCTTGTAGATCATCAATCATGCTGTGTATTCCCCAAAGCGCCCCGCTATGCCTACTGTCTGCGGCCTCTGCAACCAACTCAACCAAGTCTCGTGCATAAGCTAGTTTGTGCGACAACTCTTCTATTTCATTTGCTGCATCCCATAAACTCATTCTTTTCTCCTATTTAGTAGCAATCAAGTAAGCCCCAAAATTTGCAAAGCAATATCCAGCATACATACAAGCCAATCCAGTATTCCCTTTGAATCCTTGTTCAGCAGATATGTAGGCATAGATTAGTCCTGTAAGAATTATTAACCAGCTACTCACCAATCAACTCCAATGTTTCTTCGAGTAATTGTTCTTCTGTAGTTCCGTATTCCCTTTCAAAGCGTTTTCGACCCATTCCGTGAATACTGGTATTTGTTCCTCGATGGTGATAGGTACAGAGGCCGATAACAGGCGCGCTGCTTCGTATGCCACCTCGTCTAATGTGATGAATTTCGCACGGTGTTCCCTCATTGCCTTGTCTTTTACACAAAATGCAACCCAATCTCGCCACTCTATCATAGTGTTTCTTTTGTTCTTTAGTCATGCCAGGCTATACCAAAACTTGTAGTATTCCAAAAAATCTTCATACTTAGTGTATTTTACTTCGGGTTCGCCTTTGTTATTTAGCAACCAGCAATGGTCAAAATTAAGTCCGTTATCTGTATCACCGCATATTATTGCTACGGTTATATTGTTTTGGGCTAGTGCTTTCAATAAGCGTTCTTGGCCTTTACTAATTTTTTCGTTTCTGCGTTTCCATTCAAGCACCATAAACGAGCCATTGCGTTCAATGATTCCGTCAATGTTACTAGGCATAAAGTTAGGGTTGTCAGGGATTTCTCCCTGCAAGAACCCATAATCTATATGCTTAGCGTTTGGATTACGCATTGCATTAGTCATCAGCTACATCTTGTAGTTTTAATGCCATTTCAACCATCTTTTTAGCGGTCTGGTAAGCCAAAGACCATTGTTTCTTTTGCATCGCAGCTTCGTATTCTTGACTGAGTCTGCGTAAAACAATCAGGGGTAATGCGTAATCGTCATTCATTATCTTTCCTTAATTCTTCAAAGTTATAGAACCACTCATCTTTTGCCGACCACTTAGCGTGATTTTCAACGCTATAAACTTCTGTTGGTATTTTAAAGTCAGGGGTTTTGAGTTCGGCTGGCACAAGTGATACATCGTACCAAAGACAGCGGTTATTGGGCTGGCAAGCAAATTGACCGTTATCCAGCTTAATAAAGTTATAACTCTTATGTTCCTCGACACCTTCACTAAAGGTTGTATCCAAACGATTACTGTCAGGGTCTGCAAAGTCAATGGTGAACAGGTAATTACCAAAGTGAAACTGTTTGTCTTTACCAAAGTATTTAACCTTCAAGCCACGCAAGTTTGACTTTTCAATTACCGCCATGTCGTAGGAAAGACAATCCCATATCTGCAAGTAATCCAAAGGCAACACATCTGTTGTTTCTTTCCATACATAAGCACTAATTGGCAGCTTGTCGTATAGCGCACCGTAGTTTGTCAACATGGACTCGATACGAAACGCTTGGCCTTTAATGGCTTTAGCGGTCATCCAAACACAAGGCTCTAATTCTCCGTAACCTTTCTCATGGTTGTAAAGGTACTCTTTACGCACAAAGCATTTAACTGGGGGTATGTTAGCTACTAAGAATGTCATTTTTCTTGTGCCTTTCTTAGTATTGCTCTAGCAAATTCAATATGGTCAGACGAAGCACGAAACAAACTCGTTATTTCTTCATCTGTTAGTTCTTTTATTGGATATGCGTAAAGTGGGATAAGTCCATCTGATATTGGTGGCAATTCATCAAATATTCTTCCGTATTCAGAAATCCACGCTACTGGTTTATTGTTCATAGTTGTGTCCAAAAAAGAAGTGCGGCAGCAAGTACCAATAAAGTTGCAAATACGGCAAATACCCCAATAGCAAATACAATCATCACGGTTTCAATCATTGCATTACCCTTGGTGATGGGGGTGACATGGGTACGGATGGGACTGTATAGTGTGGAGTTCCAATAGCATAACCTTGTGGGGTTACAATTTGGTTGGGGTAAACCGTCAAAGTTTGGGTTATGTACCCTGCGTTGTTTACAACCTGCGCCTGGTTACCTTGGACTTGTACGGTCTGTTGTACATATCCTTGAGGGTTTGTAATGATATATGTTTGGGCCTCTGATTGCACCGACCAGCCGCCAATAGTAAATCCTACTAGAAAAATAATTAGTTCTTTCATCACTTATTCCTTATTGGGTGGGGTTACTTGCGCTCCGTATGTGAAGCGGTAAATCGTGCGCTTTCACCCCGTTATTAGAATGGCACATCATCCTTAAATTCTTTACTGACTTGTTGCGTAGGAATTGCCTTATCTTCTGGTGGATTTAGGTAAGCCAGTAAACCACCATCTTTTAGGGCAAACAACGGTAAGGTCTCGATTTTAAGCATGAGACCGTGTTTAGTGTCCATGATTACACCAATGCTTGCATACCGTTTTTTCATTTTGCCATCGGCTTTATCTTCGTATTCCGATACGGCTGCTTTTACAAAATATTGAATTGCCATTATTGATTCTCCATAAGTTTTACTTCTGCTGCGACTTCATTTAGAAAAAGTTGTATTTCTGCTTCCATGTACAAGATAAACTCAGGGTCTCTAGGTACATTAACTATCAACAGTTGACTGCGTTCCGGCATCCGTGGGTCAAAAGATACAAAGTCGCACCATTTAGCCCCTGTCACCGCCATTTGAGCCTGCATCTGAATAAAGTACTTTTTAGGTGGTTCTTTAGCCTTAAAGTATTCCCAATGGGTTGCAGAGTTAGGACATTTGATTTCAATGAGGTTTTCACCAACCAGGCCGTCAGGTGAACATCCAAACCACTCAATCGTAGGATGGTCAATAAAAGCCACTTGGTCTACAAAGTTACCTGTTTTGACCTCGTATGCAACTCTAGCTTGAGGTTCGGTATTAGTTCCCCATTCCATCGCGGCATTGGTATATGATTCCTCTATGGTCTTGGTAGTTCTTTGCAAGGCAAGCTCAATCAGATAGTTTTGTCTACTAGCTGATGGGCCAGTCTTTGTCCTCGCAAGGATGTCGGCTACCCTAGATGCGGTTACTTTACCCCTGCGGAGTTCATGCCATTCTGGTGTGCCTTGTTCAATCATTTACGGTTCTCTCTTTCTTTGCGTAGTATTTCGTCAAACATAGCTTTAAGCTCCCAACTCTGCTTTTTTGGCATCTTTTGCTGCTGAAATCGTGGCAACTGCTGATTTATCTTTTGAGATGGCGCTATACGCTTTTCCATAAGTAGCTTTCAGTTCGTCAATGGTTTTGCAATCGTTAATTGAACCTACCCACAACTTAGTTTCTGCGGTTAAATCTACAGGTTCTTCAGTAGGAATGTCCTCACCGGCATAGATGTACAGTCCAATACCATGTAACGCAATGGCTTTAGCCAGGCAACGCTGCATTGCAGTATTGACCGCAAACGCATCTGGGTTAGCAATAGCCTTGTTTTGGGCATTTAGGACAGGTAATTGTGCAGTCATGGTCTTACCAAATGCGGTAACTGAGCAAAATACCATCAAAGTATCACCAAACTGCATAGGTGATTGGTATTCCCATGTTGCCATTTGGTCTGCTTGCAGCAGTTGGTCAACCGCCCAAGCCCATGAAAGGTAAGTAAATTTACCCTTCTTTTCTGTGTGTTCGTTTACATTAATCTTGCGTAGTTCTAAATATGACATCACTTACTCCTTATTGGTTATCTAATACTGCATCTGTGGCAAAGCGTTCTTGGTACTCGTATGATAGATTCCATAACTTACGGCCTAAAGCCATAAAGTCACGCTTTTCTAGCATTTCTTCTAATTGAGCTACAACTTCAGGGTCTTGTACACCTTCAAATGCTTCGCAGAAATTACCCCAGTTGCAAGGGTTATATTCGTCTTTCATAAGTTCTGCGACTTCGCATTGAAATTCGTCTGAGTCTGTGTAGTCATCTTCGGGTTCGTAGTAGGCATCATGACTGTTCATGTTAAACACCCATCGCAAACATCGCGCCCAAGACTGCACCCAGAACTAAGGCGCAAAGTACATCAAAGAATGTTGGTTTCATCACTTACTCCTTATAAAATTAATGTTTAGGTACATAAACACCGTTACGAACTTCTAAATACTTACCAAGATTAAATTGCTCAATCAAGGCAACAACTTCTTTGCGTGTAGATTCTTTTTTGGTAATTCTAGTTAAGTAGGCCAAGGTATTAGCTGCGTAATCTTCTAAACCGTTTGCCATCATAACTTTGACTGTTTCTACCTGACGTGTTTCAAATTTATTCATTTTTACTTTCCCTTCATCACTTGTTGAACTAGACTCCACTATACACGAAAATTACACTTATCAACACTTTTTATCACTTTTTTTGTTAGTGGTTTCCCTAATACGAAAAACCTTTGCAAATTATACCTATATGCTATATATTCTGTAAAAGAAAGGAATTATATGAAACCAACTGATTTATTGAAATACGAATTTGGGTCTCTAAAGAACTTGGCAGAAAAACTTGAATTAACCCCTAATGCTGTTGTTTTATGGGGTCAAACGCACATTCCGTTGAAATATGTCAAGTTAATTGAGGAGCTTTCTAGTAACCGACTTACGAAAGAACAGCTGCGACCAGACCTATTTAAAAAGGACTGAAATGCACTATTTCAACTTCAACATAGGTGATTATGCCTCCCATACAAGGCATTTAAGTTTGTTAGAGGATTTGGCTTACAGGCGGTTAATTGATGCGTATTACCTATCTGAAAAACCATTTATGGGGTCTCCAGCAGATATTGCTAAAGACATTGGCATGATGTCTGAGATAGAAGAAGTCTACTATGTCTTATCAAAATTCTTTGAATCTACTGAGTCTGGTTGGATAAACAAAAGGTGTGATGAGGAAATTGCTAAATACCATGAAAAACAAGAACAAGCGGTAAAAGCTGGTAAAGCATCTGCTCAAGCAAGGTTCAACAAGCGTTCAACGACCGTTCAACCAACCAATAACCAAGAACCAATAAACAGTATTGGTGCAGCTAAAGCTACCAAAGGTACAAGATTTGATTTGGTTTCAATACCTGAAGAATGGACATTGTTTTGCAAGAAAGAAAGAAGTGATTTGAACCCTACCGTAGTCTTTGATGGATTTAGGGATTATTGGGTATCTGTTGCTGGTGTTAAGGGTGTTAAGGCCGACTGGACTGCAACTTGGCGCAACTGGGTTAGAAATCAAAAAGCAGGAGTTTCCGTAGTTAAACCTAAACAAGCATGGGAGTAAGTGATGATTGGACATAACCAAATAATTGCAATGCGTATGGCTGGTAACAAGCCTAAATCGGTATTTGTACAGTTTGGAAAGACCTTTAACGCAGAAAAAGATGTATCTGACGGAATCATTCCTACGGTCTGGATTGACGATAGAGACCATCAAAAACTGGTGGATATGAGTTGGGCTAAAGAC